CTGTCAAAATGGCCAAGCTCACTAAAACATTCAATCTGTTCATCTGACCAGTGCGGCACTGATTGCCAGTTGCTCATAATGGGATGCTTTAAAATAGCTTTACACTCAACATCACCACAATTACACAGGCCACCGCTTGAGCCATGCAAGCCAAACACTTTAAAGCCTGCATCTATATAGTCGTAAATTTCGCTAATCATTGTTATTGTCCTTTTCACAATCGCAATCTTTTAAAAGATATGCGGATAGCTTTTCAATTGTCGTGATGTTTGCACCCTTGGCATTGCCAGCTTTAAAAGTAAAAACGGTTCGACTAGACAAGCCAGTGGCATTTGCAACAACATCTAATCGTCTGTCTTGCAATCGTGCGCTAATCTCAGGAATGGTTAAAAGTCTCATTGTTTGGCCTCGCTGTTTGTTTTGTATTGCCTTATAATATAGCAAGTATTTGCAGCTTGCTTGTATTTTTTTTCATCTTATACGCATTTTACTATATACAAAGCCAAAAATAGGGCTTATATTACTACTCATCAAGGCGGCCAATGGCTCACTTGATAACCCAAAAATCCAATGGAGTTTCACAAAATGTCATTTTTAGAACAAGTCAAAAAAGCCACACCGCAAGCACCAGTTGTAACGATTGTCGGCTTTGCAGGTAGCGGCAAATCAAGCCTAGCTGGTTTATTCCCTAGTCCTATTTTTATTCAAGCAGAAAACGCCACGTCTGTTTTTGAGACAATGCCCGAAGAATTGCAACCTGCATTTTTCCCACAATTGCCAATCCCAAATGCCAAGCGCAACATCAAAACAAGCGATGTCTTGCTTGAGCAATTACGCGAATTGGTGACTCAAGACCATGAGTTTAAAACAGTGGTTATTGATACAGTCACCGCGCTTAATATCTTGTTTGAGCAAGAAGTCATTGAGTTTGACGAAAAAGGCGCAAGCAACATTGGCGAAGCGGCAGGCGGATATAACAAAGGTTATTTAGTGGTTGCAGGTATTCACGCAAAACTACGCGCTGCTTGTGAACACTTACGCAAGCGCGGTATTGCAGTCGTGTTTTTGGCTCATACAGGCGTAGTAAAAATGAAGAATCGCCCTGACGGTGGAGAATATGTAGCATACTCATTAGACATGAATGAAAAAAGCCGTGCTGTTTATGTAAGCAGTAGCGACATTGTCGCTTACTTAAAAGCGCGTGATTTTGTTACAGGGCAAGAAGAAAACAAAAAAGGACAAACTACCAAATACGGACGTGTAACGAACACTGGCGAGCGTGTGCTTATCACTAGCAGTGATGGCACAATCGGCTATATTGACGCAAAAAACCGTTACTCTTTACCAGATGAGATTGAAGTAAACAAAGGCGAAAACCCTTTGCTTGCCTTGATTCCATTCTTTAACCAAGCAACACAAGCAAACTAACCAACCAACGCGCAACGCGCACAACAAAACGCGCCTTCGGGCGCATAGGAGCTTATTATGTCTTTTTGGCAATTAAACGATGGTACAGAAGCCGCAACAACAAACACCTTTGAAAGTGGTGGCGGTGAAATTGCGCCTATTCCAAACAATACCGCGTTAATTGGTGCGATTGAAGAGGCGAAATGGTCAAGCTATGAAGGTGAGGACTACATCAACCTAAAATGGCGTGTTATGCGCCCTGCTGAGTATGCTAATCGCGTTATTTTTCACAAATTAAAAGTGTTTAGCGCAAAACAAGGCGACAAGGCCAAGCAAATGCTACGCGCCATTGATGCGAATTGTGGCGGTAAATTATCTAAGTTAAGCGCAGCACCGCAAGACATGGACTTAATGACCGCGCTTGTTGGCAAACCAATGGCGATTAAGGTGCAAGTTTGGGAAATGAACGACAAAAAAGGTAATTGGATTAGTGCGGTAAGTCCTGCCAAACAGCAAGCCCCCGTGGCACAAGCAAGCGCACCACAGGCACAAGCACGCCCACAACAGCGCACCGTCACACCACCGCAAAACGTAGCACCTGTTTACGACCCGTTGGATGATGATTCAATACCTTTTAATTAAGGGGAGCTTTAGACCTCGTTAAAAACAAAGCAAGGCGCGTTAATGCGCCTTTTAAAAGAGAGTATTAAAATGATTAAGTTAAGTTTAACAGAAGACCAATTAGAAACGATTGAAGCCGCACTTGAAACATATTGCATAGGCTTATGTGAAGAAAAAGACCCGCACTTAACAATGGCAGCAAACGCACAAAAAGCCATTGTTACAGTGCTTAATGAAAAGTGCCGAGGGGCTGTGCCGAACCTTCCTGAATTGCGTGTTTTAGCAGAATCTTTAATGCCTGAGCATATAGAGCTTGAATATACAACAAACGGACTGCAAGGCGGAGATTCAGGCCATGGCGGATATACCACTCTTAAAATAGGGAGTATTCCGTTTTCTTGCGATATTAAAATAAATGGCGAAAAACAAGAATTTAACGACTTAGAAACGATAGAGATTACAGTTAGAGGAGACTGGGAGTCTAGCGGTTTTGCTTCGGCATTCATTAAGTTAGGTAAGAAACTTTTCAAAAAAACGCGCATAACTGATTAACCCACTAAACCCCCTTTAACGCGCCTACAATGTGGGCGCATAGGAGCAAGACAATGTCACAAGCACCACAAAAACAAGCAGCGCAACGTAGCCGCCAATGGCACGAAGCACGCAAAAGTAAAATAACAGGCAGTGTATCGGGCGCGATACTTGGCCTAAATCCGTACATGACACCCGAAGCTGTTATGCGCCGCTTAGTGCGTGATTTTCACGGGCAAGAAAGCGAATTTACAGGCAACATTGCCACCGAGTACGGCCAAAATCACGAACCATTAGCCATGCTTGGCTACATCAACAAAACAGGTAATGCTGTTGATGAAGTCGGCTTTTTTGTTCACCCAGTGCATGATTGGCTTGGCGCGTCACCCGATGGGATTGTTAATGACGATACTGTTTTAGAGATTAAATGCCCGTTTAGCTTACGCAATGAGTTATTGCCGCAATTCAAAAGCATAGAATCACAACATCATTACTACGCTCAATTGCAGCTAGAAATGGCTTGCACAGGCAAAAAACAAGCGCACTTTTATCAATGGAATCAATACAGTGACTCATTAGAGATTGTGCCATTTAATCAGCAATGGTTTAACGACAATCTGCCAAAGCTTAAAGCGTTTTATGATGAGTTTTTAAAACAGATTAACAACCCTGCACACCTTGAGCCGCTTGTACAAATGATTGATACACGCGAGGCTATCATGCTCTTAGTTGAATATGACCAAGTGTGTGAAGCAATCGACAATGCCGAACAACGCAAAAAAGAGCTACTTGAGCAATTAGTTAAACTAGCAGAAAACAAAAACGCGGTAATTCATGGCCGCAAATTAACACAAATTAGCAAAGCAGGTGCAATCAGCTACGCTAAGGCTATCAAAGACCTGCTACCAAATGCCGACCTGTCAAAATATCAAGGCAAGCCGTCAAGTTATTGGAAATTGGGGTAATGCCATGAATTTAAGACCCTATCAACAAGACGCGGTGGATGCTGCTATAGCTTGGCTAAAGAAGTTTACACAACCTGCTGTTTTAGAATTAGCAACTGGTGCGGGCAAAAGCTGGATAGCCGCAGCTATAGCCCAATGGATTAACCAAAACACAGGCAAAAAAGTATTGGTATTGCAGCCGAGTAAGGAGCTTACCGAACAAAATTTTTCTAAGTACATAACCACAGGCGAAAAAGCTAGTATTTTTAGCGCAAGCACAGGCTCAAAATGCACGCGCCACCCTGTTGTATATGGCACGCCTAAAACAGTGCTAAACGCAATAGGCCGTTTTGGAGATGCTTACGGCTGCATCATCATTGACGAATGCCACATGATAACACCCACTATCAAAGAGATTATCAGCGCAATAAAAGCTAGAAATTCACTTTTGCGCGTTATCGGCATGACCGCCACACCCTACCGCATGAACACAGGGTATATCTATCATCAAAACCTAGTCACAAACAAAGCACTAGACGAAAATGAAGCCATAAAACCTTATTTTTCTGCCTTGCTTTACTCAATAAAAACCCGTGAGCTAATCAGCATGGGATTTTTAACAGAGGCACATACCGAAGTCACAAGCGAAAGCTACGACACAAAAGACCTAACACTAAATAAAATGGGAAACTTTGACTCTAAGCAAGTGTCTAGCGTCTTTGAAAACCACGGAAGACTAACAGCCCAAATTGTGCAAAATGTCATTGATAAAACGCACGGAAGAAAGGGCGTAATGCTGTTTGCATCAACTGTACGACACGCTGAGGAGATAATGGCATCACTGCCAAGCGATAATAGCATGATGCTAGGCGGTGATATAAACATGGAAAAAGCGATAAGGGAAAAGCTAATTAATGATTTTAAGCAACAGCGATTTAAGTACATTGTTAGCGTTGGCACATTAACAACAGGCTTTGACGCGCCACACGTTGACGCTATAGCAGTGCTACGCGCCACCGAAAGCGAATCATTATTCCAGCAAATTATAGGCCGTGGGCTTAGATTATGCGAAGGCAAAGAAGATTGCTTGATTTTAGACTATGCAGAAAACATAACGCGCCATGAATTACACTTCGATATTTTTGAGCCAAAAATACAAACAAGAAAGCAGGAAGGCGGAAAGTGTATAGAAGTTGAATGCCCTGCTTGCCACTGCATAAATACATTTTCAATAAGAAAACTAGACGCAAGCCAAAAGTTAGACGAACAAGGTTTTTTGCTAGACTTGGCAGGTAACAAAATCATCTATGACTTTGACAAAGACGACACACCGATATATCAAACTGGCCACCACGGTAGACGGTGTAATGGTCTTGTAACTTCGCGCATAAACAGAGGCGAGCTTGAGCGATGCGAGTACCGATGGGCGTTTAAGAAGTGTGATAACTGTGGCCACGAAAACGACACAGCCGCGCGTTATTGTGAAGTCAAAGAATGCAAAGCCGAACTTGTCGACCCTAACTCAAAACTAACATCTTTTCACGCACAAGCAAAAAGAGACCCATACGGCAAATACACTGAGCGCGTGTTATTTTTTACAGTTAAAAAGAAAATAAGCGAAGCAGGTAACGAGACGCTAATGTGTGACTACACCACACCTACAGCGTCTTTTAGAGTGTTTTTTTTGGCAAAATCATCAAGTAACTATATTATGAAAAAGTGGGCTGAGCTTAACCATGCTCTTTTTGGTTATATAGAGCCCTGTTCCACGGTTGATGATTTTATTGCAAAACACACTAACCAAAAGCCCGAAACCGTCACATACCGCAAAAACCAAAAAACAAGTTACATTGAAGTTTTTGTACACAATCAACCGCTTATTGATGATTAAAAAGAGCGTAAGAGATGAAAATACCAGACCACATAAAATGCTATGGTAACACCGATTTTAGGGGCGAATGCCCCAAGGAAGATGATGAGTTAATCACTTTTTTTAATCAGCTAAAAATAAACTATCCTGAGCTTGCCACAATCGCTATACATCCCGACAACGAGGGTTTAGTGCTTGGTGCTGCTCACAATGCACACATCAAACAAAAAGCAAAAGGCGCAATCAGGAACGGAGCTGCTGACATTATTATTGTCGGCTGTCCTGCGTTTGTGTGCGAGATGAAACGCCAAGACCACACAAAAAGCCGTTGGCAAGATGGGCAATTAGCGTTTTTAGAAGCAAGCAAAAAACAAGGCGCATTTGCGTGCGTTGCGCTTGGCTTTGTTGCAGCACTAGAAGCGTTAAACGATTGGATAAACACCAAGTAATACAAAACAAAGCACAACAAAAAAGCCACTTGTTATAGTGGCTTTTCTGCGGCTAGGAACTCCCGACCCAAAAACTATTGTACCTTAATCGCCTTTATTTTCATTATTTCGCGTGTAACAGCATCACCAATTATCGTAACTGGTGGCACTGGTTTTTTCTTTTTTTTGTGCTTCATTTTGCACCTCGCAATAACGCCAATACACAAATCATGACTATTCCGCAAATCAATAAGTAAATCATTTTGACACCACTCTTTTTGTTGGTAGTTTTTTCTCTAGCTTAACAATCTCAGCATAACTCGCGTTAGGAAACCCAAACTCTTTTAATAGCTCAAAAAATTCAACGCGAGATTCGCGCCCGATATAATTCCACATAACCCAATTTTGCACAGTCTGCACACTCACACGCAATCTAAATGCAATGTATTTATAGTTAGGTAAAAATTGAATCATGTCTTTAGCTGTACGTTGTTGCATCTTTAATACTCCCGTTTTGATTGAGTTATCTTATCATAAATAAATCATAAAAAAAACATAAAACAATTCTTGCGTTATTATATCAATGTGCTAAATTTAGCTTATCAACAACGGAGTAAATAAAAATGACACCAGTTGCAGTGCAGCAATATAACGAGCGTCTTGCTTTATTAGAAGATGCTCACAAGCAAGCACTTGACGCATTTAACAGCGCGTCAAAAGAAGATGAAGTAAATTGTCTTAAAAATCTAACTTTGGCTTATCGTTCTTTAAAAAAGCATCAAGCTGAAACATTAAATACAGTGTGCTTAACTAAGCACATTGAGCGCCAAAATTACAACAATGCTCAACGCATTAACTGGAGCGAATAAAAATGTATAACTGGACTTCCCTTGACTGGGATTTTGACAACGCAATGACAGCATTAAAAGCGGCCATGTCATCAAAGAACGAGCATGAATACAAAGATGCCATCGTTCATCTTGAGAATGTAATTTACAGTGCAAAAGAAGCTATTGAACGCTTAAAAGATGGAGAAGATTAATGAGTGATAACCAAAAGGCTTTGGCCATATTTATGTTTTTTGTGGTGATTTTGGGGTGTGCAGGGCATGGCGATTATGAGTACGCTAAAAGTAAAGAAGTAAAGATGTGCAAATAACACTGGCGCGTAATAATGAGAGTTTGCCAAAGCGTAAACAAATACACAATATGCGGCTGGGTGCTTGTCGCTGTTGAAACTAGAGTTAGATGTTTTGTGAAAATTTAGAGGTGTCTATGGGTATGTTTGACAGAATCAAATGTGATTTTGAAATTGCAGAAAAAGAAATTCAGAACAATGAATTTCAAACAAAAGACCTTGAATGCTTTCTCAATGATTATTTAATCACTAAAGAAGGTCGTATTTTGCTATTGAATGAAGACGGAAATACTGATTTAGAGTTTCACGGTGATTTGATTTTTTATACAAACATTGGCAAACATCCAAAAGACGAAAATTGGGTGTGGTATAGCTTAAAAGCAAGATTTACCGAAGGTCAGCTTCAATGGATTAAGCGTATAAACATCTAACACCAGCAATAAGAGGACGCACCCTTAACTTGTAAAACTTAATTAACGTAGTAATCGGCTAGGGTGCGTTCCTGCTTGATTGCGATGTTAGACCGTAGAGGTGGTTAAGATGAACTGGATTGATGTAAATGACAAGTTACCAGAAACTGGAATTGATAGTGTTTATGGCAGCGTATGGGTGCTAGTTGCATATATTTTTGATGGTAAACAATATGTTGGTGAAGGTAAATACATTAAAACGCCTAAGCCATATTGGACTGACACATTTAGAAATGAGGTTGAAGTAACACACTGGATGCCATTACCTGAGCCTCCCTCAATTGTTAGGTGTGTTGACCCATTCGAGTTGGACTTGCTAACTAAGGTCTAACACAGCATTAACTGGCATAACCCCACAACAAAATGCGAATTGCGTAGTAATTGGTTGGGGTTATGTCCGTGTTAAATGCAATGTTAGGCAGGCTTTTACGATGAACTTTTAGAGAGAGCAGTTATGAGTTATTGCATAAAATGTGGACGATTGTTACGGCAACTGCCCGCAGCTAATTTGGAAGAATGCAGTTATGACGCTGGAGAGAGCATGGGGCGCATCTACTATTTTGCTAAACGAGAGCATATTGTTTGCGAATGCGGTCAAAAACTAACACGGATACAGGCAAGGCCAAATGTTGCCCCATCCGACTGGGTAATAGATGCCTAACACAGGCGTAAGGCGTAACGCCCTTACAGTTAGATAAACACGCGATAACAGCATGGGGCGTTATCGCACTTGACACGATTGTTAGGTTTTTAATTATGAAGATACTTGTTGCTTGTGAAGAAAGCCAAGCGGTAACAAAAAGACTGAGAGCATTGGGGCATGAGGCTTATTCTTGCGACATTCAAGAGTGTAGCGGTGGACACCCAGAGTGGCATATTTTGGGCGATGTTGTGCCAGAGCTTGATAAGCATTGGGATATGATTATTGCGTTCCCTCCATGCACTGATTTAGCGGTAAGCGGTGCGGCATGGTTTGAGCAAAAACGGAAAGATGGGCGGCAACAAACAAGCATTGATTTTTTCATGTTGTTTGCTAACGCTAACTGTGAACGTATAGCGATAGAGAATCCCGTAGGTATTATGTCTAGTCAGTGGCGTAAACCTGACCAGATAATACAGCCTTATCAATTTGGTGATGCTTTTGAAAAGAAAACGTGTTTATGGTTGAAAGGATTACCAAAACTTGAACCTACCAACATTGTAGAACCACCAAAACGGACTGAGTTTGCAAGCGGTAGAAGTATGCCTACTTGGTATGCAGATGCTTGGCGATTAAAGCCCAAAGAACGTGCAAAATTAAGAAGCAAAACATTTGCGGGTATCGCTAGAGCGATGGCAGAACAATGGGCAGGTAATACCTAACACAGGCAATAAGAGGACGCACCCTTAACAATTTTTAATTAACACAGTAATCAGCTATGGTGCGTTCCTGCTTGATTGCGATGTTAGATACGCTAACTTTTAACGATGAATTATAGGTTGCAGCACCTTTTTTAGCTGTGGAGATGATTATGTTACCGCACCAACAACGTGTTATTGATGAAAAAACAGAGCTTGACACTAAGCGTGAGAAACTTGGCGAATTTAAAAATACAGACGCATTTGCGCGGCTACAGTGGCAGGAGCAGGAAAGACTGAACACGCAAGCGCACATTATGACTATGTATAGCGCAGTGCTTGGCGAACGCATTGCAGCCTTTGCCGAGTAACATCTAACACAGTTATTAAGCAGTACAACCCCGAACAAACTTTTAAAATACAGGTGATACCATGACAGAAGATAAAGCACAGCAATCCACTGGGGTTGTATCTGACTTGAATAATGAGTTAGATGTGTTGTTAGCCACAGCACAAGACTATTTAAGCAGTCAAAAACAAGGACGTTTTGCACCATGCAATCCTGATTACTTGATTAAAAACTTGGCTGAAGAAGCTAAACGATTGCAAGAATATGAAAAGCGGCTGCTGTGGTTAGCTGGCTTTATAGCAGACAGCACACATGATGCAATTATTGATGTTTTTGGCGAGTGCTACTGTGCATCGCACGTCATACAAAACATTGATGATTGCATGGCCGATAGAATCTAACACCCCGTGTAAGGCGTAACGCCCTTACAGTTAGATAAACACGCGATAACAGCATGGGGCGTTATCGCACTTGACACGATTGTTAGGTTTTAATTTATTTTAAAAATATCATTAAAAGATGTTTACATATCATTAAAAGATTGATAAGATAGCTAAATCGAAAACAAGAAGTTTGGGGAATGTTATGAATAAATTTACTAATTTTTTAACCGCTTTAATTGGTGGCGCATCTTGCACAGAAAAAGAAGTGCAAGAAGGTTTTGCTGCTATCAAAGCATTTGGAATTGCTTGCGAGTATAGCAACACAGACGCTGATGGCAGTTTTCAATGTGGTCGAAATCGTGGCTGCGATTACTGGGGCAAGCCGTACTTAAAAAGTACAGGATACATTTTAACGCCTAGCTATCAAATTGCTATTGATATTGACAGCAAAGATGCAGGCGAGATGGGCGCGTTTTCAATCGGCCGCATGGATGACCGTGAATTGTTTGAAACAGTAAAACGTGGTCGTTATAACGTTGAGCTAAAAGAGGTGTTTTTAGCATTGGCAAAGGTGGTTATTGAAGATAACGAGATTTACTCGCAAGACTCAATACCTGAAATTATTGGCCGCATTAACGCAGCACCAAAAGTTGATATTGTTGTTGAATCTGTAGAGCAACAAACTGTTGATGCAGAAGAATTAAAAGCTGCTCGCAAAGCAGCTAAACAAGCCGAAAAAGCTGCAAAAATCGCGGCTAAAAAAGGCCGTTAATTTATTGTTTTTACCTAGAGGAATATAGCCATGATTATCAATTTAACACAACACGCTGCAACTGCCGAACAATTAGCGGCTGGTGTTGTTGACCTAGACGCAAGCCAAAAGGCTTATGTCAGCAACCTTTTGACCTTTGTTGGCTTGCCAACAATGGCAGAAGTGCAAGACCGCGCTGCAACCTTAGCCGCTTTTTGCTGCATCTTTGCCGATGCAGAGGCCGAAGAAGGTGAAGAAGTTTGCGCTATGATTGGTGGCGCACCGTTCTTGATGGCTGCGCTTGAGGCAGAATTAAAAAGCTCTGATATTAAGCCTTGTTATGCGTTCTCTGAGCGCGTGAGCGAGGAGAAAGAGATTGACGGTAAGATTGTTAAAACTAACGTGTTTAAGCACGTTGGCTTTGTGTGGGCAGAATGAACTTGCCCGAAAAAGGTTACACGCCAAATAACCTTAAATTTGTGATGATAGAAAAGAATTTGTCTGTTAAGGCGTTAGCAGACAAACTGGGCGTTAAAGAAGTCACGGTAAGCCGTTGGCGCAATGGCCGAGCAACAATGCCACATGATAAATGGTTGTTTGTGCTTGAGATTGAAACCTAACACAGTATATGCGTCACTAATGATATATATCTGAATACATATCAAAAGTGACGTATAATCATGTAGGACAATTTAACACTCACTTGGATTATCATTGCAGTATTGTACCCACCCCATCGGAGTATAAGACTCATCGCCAAGAACGGGTTTGAGCGTGTTGCTTGTCGTACACGCTGACAGCATTAAACAAATGATGACACTAAAGCACCTCTTTAACTGCTTTCCATTCATCGTAATAGCCACCTTGAACATGCGTTGCAAACGACCTACCAAAAGCTAACGTGTTTTCGGGTACTGTGCTTGACCACGCGGGATAAGCCACAGTTAATATCAAAACATCATCAATGTACAATTTAATGTTAGTACCATCGCCAGTTATTTTAATTTTATTAAAAAATGACGTGGATAATAACGCACCGCTAAACGCTACATCTGAGTCCCACCCCGTTAGTCCAACATCACCGACTCTAAATTTTCCATAGTACAACCCAACATACGGACGAGATCCTCCGCCAAAAATACTAACAAGACCCGCGTTTTCGTGTGTAGCTGCATTAATTTTGACATAACCCTCAATCGTCCATGTTTTTGTCGTGACCACTCCAAGCCCGTTGGTCGGGATTGTAGCTTTTAGCCCATCATAACTTGCTGGCCATCCCTGTAATAACAACGATGACCCACCGCTCACACTATCCGCTGTCGAGATTGCAGGACTACCAATGGTTGCGATTGTACGATTATAGATACTGCTATCTACAAACGTGGTTGAGCCATTTGTTCCATCAAAATGCAGCAAAGCAGCAATTAAAGAACTATCTTCTATATTTTGACCAACGCCCAACGGAATACCTGCTACTCTCATAAACTACCCCAAGCCAATAATTTTAACCATTTGCCATTGCATAGCATAGACTCCCATTTATACGGTAGGTCAAGTGGACTAATCGGGTAGTTATAATTGTTATCTAAAATAAAACTGCCCTTGTCTGTATCGACCCACAATACACAATGTCCATCGCCTGACGGCATATAGCACACACATAATCCTAGTTTATCGCTTGGCCACCCTTGCTCTAGTAGTAACTTGCGCTTTAGTAGTGCGTAATCTTCACAGTCACCAAAAGACGTAGGCAAGCACCAATGCTCAGGTGTACCGTATTGCGCTAAGTCCGTTTTGTAAGTGACTGACGCATTGACTTGTGAGTTAATGCGTTCAGCTATTGAGTAGCTATTCAATTACAGGTAACTCATCACCATCTTCATATACGACGTATTCAGTACCATTGAATACAATCATCTTTGCATCTTGAGGCAAAGGTTCAACAGGCGTTATAACTTCGTTGATTACTGTGGCTGCAATAGTTTTCATTAGATAATCTCCACGCTAACTGTGGTAAGTGTGACTGTATCTCCTGCGTTAGCTAACTGACCTGTTATCACTAAGTCGTTCGCAATCGTGGTATCAATAGTGAACGAAACTGCGCTGTTGCTGCGCTGTGATGTTTCGCTGTTTAAGTTCAACAGCCACCCCGAAAATCCCAAAATATTTTGATTTGCAGATGTAACTGTCACGATAGTCTGTCCACCCACTTTTACCCGTAAAGTTTTAACATTTGCGTTGTTTGTTAAACTAAGCAAGCCTAACAAAGTCAACCTACCGCGCTTATTCATTAAACTCGCGGGGATTGAAGTTGTTAGCATTGTTGTTTCAGAAGTCGTACCCGTGAGAACAACATGAGTTGCAAGATTATAAAAATTTACTTGGTGCATCCGTATCCATTTCGCGCCGTCACCTCGGCACAAGATACCATTTTCGCCAACGTCAGTTACACAAATAATTTGGCCGCTTGGAGCTACACTTGGCTTTGTTTCCCATGTGTAGTCAATGATTCCAGCTTTATAAAGTGGCATTATACGCACTCCCCATAACCGAAGGCTTGACCTGTTG